CTGGTTACTCCAGGCATTCCTCAGGGAAGCTACCTTCTTTGTCCTGCGACATGTGGACTACCTCCCTGTTCTTCCGATTTATGCGGAAGAGCATGGGTTAAAAGTTAGGTATCCCACTTGTGCATTATCTGCTGGAAATTTAGTCCAGCAGATCCTCCGTCGGGCCCTTGACCATGTCATGATCAGGGACCCGCGGTGTGCAGTTGCACTAGGGGCAAAGAACGGGGTCAGTTTGGCCAATGCTACTGGGCCGTGGTACTCTCAAGATGCCACGGCCGCAACGGATTTTCATCCGCAGTGGCTAACCCAGACTGTCTACCAGGAACTAACGGACATTTATCCTCAACTGAGGGGGTATGTCCGCTATTTTAATAAGTTGTTTGGGCCTAAGCGTTTGCTTAAGGTTGACCATTCAACTATCCTGGCACCCGACCTGTCGAAGTTTCACTTCAAGCCTTTGACATACGACACAGCGATTCTCATAAGAGATACCTATGCCGGATGGCTTGACTTGTTCTCGACATTGGAGAGTGACATCACTAACACGGGACAGATGATGGGTGATCCCACCTCTTTCCCTGTGTTGATGTTAGTCTCAATCCATTCCGCCGAACGGGCATTCCAGCTTTTTCCTCCCTCTTTGAGAGAGAAGAAGCAACGGAAAGCTCGCCGGCTTGGCCCGGAAGAGGTACTTGGACGGTTCGTTGGAGACGATGCCGCTTTACCACATTTCACAAAGTCTAGGCGTGAAGCCTATGATGTGTCCTGTAGGCAAAAGGGCGTCGTACTCTCTGAACCCAAGAGTTACTTCCATGACACGAATGCACTTCTTTGTGAAGTGCCTCTCGTGGATGGTCGCTCCGTACCGGAGTTGTCCTTGGCCATTTGGGGTGCTCCACCCGGAGGTTCCAAGGGTAGCGTTAGTTGGTTTAACCAACCCGCTACCTGGGAAGCCTACCGGCTTGAGCATCGGATTCCGAAAGGACGGTCTTTATACCGTTATTCTCCTTTCGTCCAATTCTGGAACCTCGCTTTACAGCTTGGTATCCCAGTAGGGGCTCCGATTGGTTATGGCGGCTTAAACCATCCTGAGTATCCACGTGGTATACCTACGTGGGACTCAGACTATTA